GTCTCTCCCCCTCCGGAGAAAGACTTATCCACAGAATCATCCACAGCCTCTAGAGGAAATGCAGGTGGCATACTTGATATAGATTACTTAGAGTTCAATGAGTTAGAAACAGATTATTTAAATGAGAATGTATTTGAGTTTACAGAGCTAGACATAAATTATTTAGATGTAAACTTCTTTGAGGACTTATTAGCGATTATAGAAGAGATAGAGGAAGAAGAAACACTTTCAGCTAGCACTACTGTACAGGGCACAAAGATAGGCCAAGACTTAGAAACCCAGATAATAACTATATTGCAGGGTGAGCAAATTTCTATACAAAGAAAGGTAACGCAGAACGCTCAATTGACCATAGATGCTTCGCAAGGGTACACTATAATATTGATACAAGACGGTAAATACCAACAAATTGTAGTAAATGGTGGCGGAAACTCTACTATAACAATCACACAAGGGTCAGGATGACAAAGAAAAAATGTGTAAAGTGTAAAAAAGAATGGCCGTTAGACTTTTTCCGTAGAGAACAAAAGGACTACAAAGTTTATATAACAGACATATGCAAGGAGTGCTATAAAAAATGAAGAAATGGATATCTTTACTAACCATACCATTACTAGCCTTGCCGTTGTTATTCAACTGGCAGGCACTAGAAATACTAAAACTTAAAACATTTGACGCTCTCGTGCAAACACCAGATCCGTCTGGTTGGTTTGTTACGTTAGATATAACAGAAGAAGATGTAGCCCGTTCGGGCGGTTGGCCATACCCTCGTCAAGACCTTGCACGTATACATTCGGATATTATGGAACGTGGAGCTTTAGGTGTTGGTTGGGTTGTAGCTTTTCCACAGGCAGACAGGTTTGGTGGTGATGAGTTGTTTGCCGATGCTTTACTAAATAGCCCTAGCGTCATAGCCATGTTTGAAAACCCAAATGGTGAGTACCCACCGACTACAGGCACAGTTATCTTAGGTGATGGTATACCGGTAGAGGCATATAAAAGCGAGGGTGTAATAAATAATGTGCCGATACTAGCACAAGCAACAAGCCAGGGGATCGCAGTCGCACGAACAGATGCAGACAACTTAGTTAGAAGACTACCTTTACTACTACAGACACCAGATGGTTGGACTCCGTCTTTTGGTATAGAAGTGCTTAAAGTATTATCTGTATCAGACACTTACATTATAAGAACTAACCAAGGTCAGATAGAAGAACTTGCTTTACCAAGTTATTCAGAGATACCCGTAGATGGATTAGGCAGACGTTGGGTATCTTGGGTAGATACACCAAGCACTACGTTAGAGGAACTAGATGTAAAAGGTAAGTTTGTTTTTGTAGGCGTTAGTGCTAAAGGAGTGATGCCTCAAATAGCTACGCCCGTTGGCCTTAAGTACCCGCACCACGTTCAAGCTGCTTTAGCTGAGAGTATGACAATGGACGTGCCTCAAATACCAGGTGCTGCTTTGCTATATGAACTATTAATATTGCTTTCGTGTCTGTCATTACTAACAGTTATAATACGATACACGCCAGTTGTAGGCTCTATGGTTGGAATGGGTGGTATGTATGTAGCTGTAGGTATAGCTGCAGTTTGGTTTGCCCGAAGTAATATATTGATAGACTTTAGTTATAGTGCATTATCAATGACACTTATATCTATACAGGAGTTTTGGTTAAGGTTTGGTGAACAATACAAACTAAGGCAACAAATAAAGAAACAGTTCGAGCACTATCTGGACCCCAGGCAGGTTGCACGACTACAAAAAAATCCAGAACTACTTAAACTCGGCGGTGAGAAAAAAGTTTGCACCTTTCTTTTTACAGATCTACGAGGGTTTACAAGCTTGAGTGAAAAGCTAGAGCCTGAACAAGTAACAGATATTATGAATAAAGTTCTTACAGAACAAGTTAAATTAGTCCAAGCCCATGGGGGTATGGTGGATAAGTTCATAGGCGACGCATGCATGGCGATCTTTAACTCCCCCTTAAAATTAGATAACCACGAACAACGTGCCGTCGCCTGTGCCCGAGATATGCGCATGGCTATCCATCTTCTAAATAAAAAATTACCAGTAGAAGTAGCAATAGGTATAGGAGTTAACACAGGAGAAGCTGTAGTTGGTAACATGGGATCTGATACTAGATTTGATTACTCAGCTATAGGAGATGCGGTTAACACTGCGGCTAGACTTGAAAGTGCAACAAAAGAAGAAGGAGTAGATATATTAATTGGCAAACGCACAGCTCTAATAGAAAAAAAATGCAAGTTGCACGGAAACATAAAAGTAAAAGGCAAAGCAGAACCTTTACAGGTGTATACTATATAAATGGGCCGCAACTACAAAAAAGAATACGCTAACTACCAAGGCACAGATAAACAAAAGAAACGTCGTGCTATGAGAAATAAAGTCCGTCGTTTGATGTTGCGTAAAGGAAAAGTTAAGAAAGGTGATGGCAAAGATATTCACCACAAGGACGGAAATCCTTTAAATGCTAAACTTTCTAATTTAAAAGTAGTAAACAAATCAAAAAACCGTTCTTTCGCCCGAAATCGCAAAGCTGGCAAAAAATGACCTTACAGGATGGCCTGTAACGCATTTTCTTAAGGTACCGAAGGGTATTAGTCCAATAAAACTAAATATTGCTTGACGGGTCTGTGTCGGCCTCTGACGCACTTTCTTCTTTTTTAAGCGTTTTTATAAGCCTGTTTAAGTACCATTCTGCTTTTAGAACGTCTTGTAGGCCTTTTTTGAGTTCATACCTCCACATATACTTTTGAATGTTACCTTTGAGATAACCCTTAAAAGCTTCAGGTGTCATACTTTCTTCAATAGCATCAATACATTCTATGTTTCCGCTATTGTAATGTGGTGGTGAATTAACGAGATCTGGTTTATCTAATAGTCGCCCCATACTTTTACTTTCTTTCCTCCGTGATATTCTACTGCATGACCTTCATCAATCAGTAATTTACAAATGTCTTTCCCATCCTGGGTGTAAGGTATTCCTAGTATGCGACCATACTTACCTTTACCTAAAGATTTTACTTTTAGGTTAGTGCCACATAATTCTTTTAGTCTGTCTTTAGCTGCAAGTCCTAATTTCTTTTCTGCTAAATCTCTTGTTCTAGACTCAGGTGTGTCAATGCCGCTGAGGCGTACTCGTTGTTTGTTTAGCCAAACATCAAAACCTAAATCTATGTTGACATCAATCGTGTCCCCATCTATGACTCGGTCTAAAGTACAGTTGTATACAAAAGGTTCTGGGTTACTCATCTCTTATAAAATCAGAAAGATCTGGGTCTGGTAAAAGTGCACCGCCTAACGCACAAAATGCAATGGTCAGTAGTATTATGTCAATCATAGTTCTGCTTCTCCTAAACAAAAACCTACTAGGTTATCTATATATTGTACAAAAGATACAGCATTATTGGTAAATTCTTTTACAGTTATTTTTTCTAAAGTGAAGTTTTGTGTTACGTACACGAGATCCCCAGAACCTACAACCACGAAAGCAGGTATCTTATGGTTAAGGTGTTTTTGCAGGCATGCTCGCTGTTGGGCAGACAAATTAATAGATATGTTAGACGTGTCCTTTTTAGGTAGTGTTTGTACGTATTTGTACTCAATGAAACAATGTTTTGATTGTCCAGAATAGAAAGCGTCTGGAACGCCGCCGTGGTAAGGATCGTTTATCTTCCACGAATAGATATATTTAGGTAGGTGTTTATGAACCTTTGTGATGAAATCCTTTTCTCGCACATGACGAGAATAGCACGCTCGGGCCTGCGACACAAACTGTCGCAGCCCGATTG